TTATTTGTGGACTTCCTCCTTTTTCATAGCCCCAGTTGGCGTTTTACTGCCTCCCAAATCGCCTCGTTGACTGCTTTTATCGTAGTCGGTCTCCTTTTCTAATGTGGCTATTTTAAACTTCAAGCCGTCTATTGTTTCAAGTCGTGCCTCAGCTAGTTCTTTATAGTTTACATTGCTTTCTAACGTTGGCGGTGCACTACCTACTATTGTATTGTCTTTTAACGCTACAATTTCCTGCTGTAATCTTGCTATTTGTCTATCTTTTTTCTTTAATTCGACATCAAATAACTTACTATCATTAACTTTATTTTCATCTCCAATACCAAGCAATACCCAGTCGAAACTAATTTCGAGTTTATTATGTAGCATTATTAGAAAATCAGCCTTTGGAATCACTTTAGTTCTGTAATTCCGTATGTTAGCTTCGTTTGTACCTATTGATTTAGCAAATTTCGAGTTATTACCCTCGAAATATTTTAAAGCAATTTTGTCTATTCTTTCGTTGATTTCATTCATAATTAAAAATTATTCGTAATTTTTTTCGAGAAATATTTTTTTAACTCGAAATTAGTTTCGATATTTGTCCTAATCAAAACACAATTAGAACTAATGGACAAAATTAGACAAAAAAAGGTATTCTACAACGAGACTATTATTAATGAATTAATGATACGTCACAAATTTTCAAAATCTGGAGTTCAAAAAGCTATCAGAGGCGAAAGAACAAGCGACACCGCAATAAAAATACAAGAAGAATACAACACACTACTCAAGGCATCAAACAAGACTATCAACCAACAAGTAAAGCAACTATGAATGATTTAATCGAAATGCAGCAACTTCAAATTGAAGCCTTGCAAAAAGAACTCGCAAAGAAAACCACTTTAATAAGTGAAATGAGAGCGTTGCTCAAAGATTTTGAAACCGAATTGAAAACAGAAATTTTTAACCTTAATAAATAAAACTATGAAAACAACAATCAACATCAACATCGACAAACTAATGGAAAACTTTACAGTTGTAGGTCAAACAGCAGAGTCGAAAGAAACCATTAAACAAGTTCTTACCGAAGCGTTATTGAATGCAGTTACAGATGTAAAAATTCTCGGTCATGATGGTACTCAAAAGAAGGAACAATGCCCTTTGTGTAACATAAATTCTCAAGTACAATCTCCAGAAGTTGAATGCGCAAATAAGTCTGCCGTAGGTTCGAGTATTGAAACTGAAATTGAACGAGGCAGGAAACGCCTTCTTCATCACGAGTATAAGATGGTAGAACGGGTGGTTCTGGAGCTAAAGGAGAAGCGTAGAAAACCAAATGTACAGCGTGAAGCAACGTTACTAAATTTACTTCCAAGGTTTGCAGAAAATCTTTTAAATACACTTCTTGTTCTTCAATATCTACCGCAGGAGCAGTAAAAGTACAGTGAAAATTTACATCCATATTACTATTATTTAATTTGTTAGAGATGCAAATATAGTAATTTCTCCGATACAGGTTTGTCGCTCATAAGTGAGTGTGAATGCAAGGTTCGAGTCCTTGGTCGGAACAAAAAAAACATTTATGGAGTTACCATACGAAAACTATAACGATAAACTGGGTATTAAGATTAAGTTCTTAATATCTGACAGGCATAAACACTTTAATAGTTTATGCTTAATCAGCTATAATGCTATAAATAAAAGATTAAACAGCAAAACCTGCCCCGAGAAAGAATTACGCCGTGCCTCGTTGGGTAATGATGCTCTGGTATTATTTGCATCATTATCGCAAGATTGGAAAGACAGTCTCACTGTAACATTCGGACACCCACAGCAAGAAATTAAGAAAGGCTACTTTGCCGACCGCTATTTTTCAGATGGTATTGCCAAAGACTTTTATTTAAAACACGAATACGGCGAAGACAACAAAAAATTAAGGTTAGAATATGTAGAACTATACACTTATAACGCATCAGTTCTTAATACCGTATTGACTGTAAAAATGAACCGCAAAGAATATATAAAATCGCTCGGTGTAACCTCGATTGATATTTGGGATAGTTTGAGTCGAGACGTGAACGCTTTTAGAGATGTACCGCACAATTTGCCAGTAAATAGAGATGCTTTACGCCGCAAAGTTACCCAGTACCAACGTGAGGGCTATGTTTCTATAATATCGGGCAAACATACAACCAAAAACGCCATAAAAGTAAGTACAAAAGAGCAATTGGCATTATTAGAAAAACTACTTCGTCAACATCAAAACCTAAACAACGAGCAAGTTGCCGATTTATACAATATTGTTGCAAAAGCAATGATAGACACCGTTTGGAAAACCATCGATGCCACAACCGTTGCCAATCATCGCAAAAAATTAGGGCTTTATGTTTATGGTGGCCAACAAGGCGAAACGGCATTTATGCACAACAAAATGATGCAAGTAAAACGAACCGCTCCAAGTGTGCCGATGGTATACTGGACGTTAGACGGTAACGTTACCGAACTATTATACCAACAAAAAACCACTAATAAAAAAGGACATTCTGTAACTACCTACCACAACCGATTGACGACTGTAATGGTTTTAGATCCTTTCAATAAATACATTATTGGTTATGCCATTGGTACAGACGAAACGCCACAATTGATAAAAGAAGCCTTGCGAAATGCTGTAAATCATTCGGCGGAACTATTTGGCGAACGCTACAAACCAATGCAGTTACAATCTGACAGATATCAAATAAAAAACCTTACACCAACGTATGAGGCAATGTCAAAATTTTTAGTTCCTGCCAAAGCCCACAATTCAAAATCAAAAATAATCGAGCCATTCTTTGATAAATTCAACGAAAAGCATTTTCAGGCAAAATTAGCTCCAAACTGGTCGGGGCATAACGTGAACGCCAAAAAAGAAAACCAACCCAATAGCGACTGGCTTAATAAAATTCGTCATCAGTTTCCTGACGAGGCTGGTTGCCGACTTCAAATAATAAATGCTATTGAAAACGATAGAGCCGAAAAAATAAACGCATACAAAACAAACTGGTTACGACTACCCGAAGCCGACAGACTGCCACTAGCAACAATGGATTATTTACGATGGTTCGGCGAACACACAGGCTACACCAACCGCCTACAAGGTCAAGGTGTAACGCCAACTATTTTGGGCGAATCAAGATTTTACGACACCTTCGATTTGAATTTTAGAAAATATGCTCACTTGGATTGGCTTATACGATATGATCCGCAAGACTTAACGCAAGTATTGGTTACCAATGCAAAAAGCAAAGATGGTCGCCTGCAGGAAGAAATCGGAACGCATCAATTTTTACTAACCGACAAATACATACAACCAATGGCTTTGTATGACCGAAAAGAGGGCGATTCAGAGCAATTGCATAAAATCTTTGACTACAACAAATCATTGGTAAACCACGTCATACAACAAAATGTTGAAACAGATGGATTGTTACAGGATTTGCACCAAAAAAACCCACAATTAGAACTTTTAAGCAAGTTAATGATTAGCGATAGTAACGGACAACACAAACAACAAAAACAAGCAACTAAAAAGATTTCGGCACCTAAAAAAGAGAAAGTACCAGTTTTAGAATATGCAGATTACGAAATAATAGACAATCCAAGATACAATTATTAAACAACGTTTAAACCCCAATTAAAATGAATAGAAATAGCATCATAAAACACATCGAACTTTGGAAATCCAAGTTAGGAAGTATGAATAAAGTTGCCGAAAAATGTGGCATAAGTGGCACGGCATTAAGTTTATTGATTTCGGGAAAGTACGGAGCCAAAGAAACCGCTTTATTGCAAACCATAGCATCGGCATTAAACTACAAAGAAGCCGATTGGCAATTAGTCAGAACCATTGGCAACTATACAACGGTTCAAAGAATTGTGGACGATGCAAAACAGGAAAGTATGTGGTTTGCTATTTCAAACAAAGCAGGGAGTGGCAAAACAGGAACGCTCGAAGATATTTTTAACCAAGATACAACAGGTTCAATAGTTTTTATACAAGCCGAACGATGGACAGAAAGACAATTTTTAACACAATTGGCACTTAAAACAATTGGCGAAAACGCTTTGAAAGGAAAGTATAAAAGTAACGGCGAACTGGGACAAAAAATAGCAGATTTTTTTAACGAAAAGCAAGCCGACAAACCTATTTTATTTATTGACGAAGCCGATAAACTAAAACCATTGGCACTGGGTTCTTTAATTCCAATGTTTAACAAAACCGAAGATAGATTGGCGGTTATTATTAGTGGTACTGAAAATCTTGAAAAAGACATTACTACAGGTGTACGATTAAGAAAAAAAAATTATGACGAAATAGAAAGCCGTATCGGTCGAAGTTATCAGTATTTAAGAGGTGCAACCGAAAAAGAAGTGTACCAGATATGCGAGGCAAACGGGGTTACAAATGAGTCATCAAAAGTAAATATTTGGTCAGAAATCGAAAAAGTGCAAAAGATGGTTACTGTTAAAATACCAAACGGAGAAAAAGAAGTAGTTATTGAATTTGCTGAAGACTTCCGCCGATTGAAAAGACTAATAAAAAGAGAAAGATTACTAAATAGAAACGTTGCCTAATGGAAAAGAAACCAAAAATAAAACTCCGAAAATTACTCACAGTCGGTAATATCATAAGCCAAACTGTTGTAAGAATTCCATTTGAGGGCGATTGGTACAAATTTGTAAAGCAACCGCAAAACAGAGGCGTTTGGATTGTTTGGGGACAGTCAGGAAGTGGTAAAAGTAGTTTTATTATGCAACTGGCAAAGGAACTGGCAAAAACAAAAAAAGTGCTTTACAACACGCTTGAGGAAGACCCGGACGATGATGAGTTGATACAAAGGCAAATCGATTTTAACATGAGCGATGTCAAAGATAAGTTTTATGTTCAAAATTACAAGTATGATGAGTTGTGGCAATGTCTCGAAAACCGCAACCCACCCGATGTAATCATTATAGATTCGCTAACCTATTTTACTAAAGACTTTGACGAATATATGAAATTTAAGAAAAGGTTCAGAAACAAAATAATCATTTTCACGGCACACGCCAACGGCGATAAACCAAAAACAGAAATTGAAGACCGTGTAAAATTTGATGCCAAAATGAAAATACAAGTAAATGGGTTTTTAGCCACCTGTAGAGGCAGAACCGCAAGCGGTGGGACATTTATAATTTACAAAGAAGGTTACGAAGCATTAAGAGGTAAAGACGAATAACGACAACAATTATGACAAAACAACAACTTAAAAATAGAATAGCAGACTTGGAGCAATGGTTAAATGATAATCATTCAGAACACGAAGCTCGACCATATAACGAGTCCGAATTGAAAAAAGCGAAAGAACAACTAGCATCCAAAAGAAAAGAATGAGAAAGTATATACCAACCAAAAGACTTGTAGAATTAGGATTGGTTTTACAATATGATACGGAACTTCAAGAAGTATCAAAAAACGCAGTTTTGACAGAAAACCAAAGATTTTGGATAAACCAAGAACGAAGCAAAATAATGAGTGGCGATCATGATTATTTACAATATCAAACATTAGAAGTATTAATTGAAAAGATTTTGCTTGGAATACGAAAGCAAAATTGGAAACCTAAAACAGAGATACAATATGACTAAAAAAGAACACAGACGGCGTTATAGGTTGCATTCTAAAGTTAGATTAATTGTAAATCTATTGCCACGTCAAAGAACAATAAGCGTGCCTTATGGTTATGAAACTTCAAACAAATATATACTGGAATTAATTAACCGCTTTCATTACAACTTTCAGTTTCACATACCAATACCAAACATTAACGAAATTGAAGTAAACGAACCCGAATTAGTAATAAATAAAAATTAAAAAAATGAATACAGAAAACCAAAAAGTAGATTTATCGCAAATGAGCGATGCCGAATTTGAAGCAGAAATGAACCGCCGAAATTTAGCAAAAGTAGAACAACAAGAAAAGCAAAGAAATGATTACGAAAGTTTAAGAAAAGAAGTCGCAACCGAGTTGTGCTGTGGAGCAATTGGTTTGTCGGAATTACTAAAAGTATTTAAACAAAAAGCGTTTTCAGATATGCAAACCGTTTATGAAATGCTAAAGGAATATAGTTCTAGACACGCTGATGACAAAGGTAATTTCAAGATAGAACACGGTATTTATAAAGTAAGTTACAAAAGACAAGGCAAAGGAACTTTTGACGAACGAAGCAACCAAGCCGAAAAACATATCATTGATTTTGTTAATTCAAAATTTGAGAATGATGTTGATACAAAAGACTTGGTAATGTCGCTTTTGGAACGTAAAAAAGGCGAATTAGATATTAATCTAGTTCAAAAACTTTACGCAATGGAAAACAGATTTCAAGACGAAAATTGGAAACGTGGCATTGAACTTTTAAAAGAAAGTTACAGTTACAATCATTCAAAAGATTACATCAAGTTTGAAACTAGAAACGAAAAAGGCGAATGGGAAAGCATTAATCTTCAATTTTCAAGTTTGTAATGCGAGTCCTTAAATTCTTTATAGAAGTTATAGAATTATGGCGGTTTAGAATTCGCCAATTAAAGCAAGGTTAGGTTAGTTGGTCTCCCGAGTTAAAGAGTGGATCACTTGATGTGTGTAGGTTCGAATCCTGCCTCGGGAACAAATTTTAAAATAGAGATAATGGATTACTTATGGATTATACAAGAAGAATTTGACAACAAAGATATATCAATAGAAGCTATGAAAATGATAGCTCATTTGTGCAAGTCAGCTGAATATTCTAAAACTCAAGTGATAATATTTTGCGAAGAATTAGGCAATTACCTTGGAGACAACGAATAATAATTTAAAACACAAACAAAATGGCAACAATAAAACAACTACAAACCCTGTTCGGCAAGTTAGGCATTGCAGAACCACAACGGCACCAACGCATCAATGCTTGGACTTCGGGCAGAACCCAAACATCAAAAGAATTACAAGCCGATGAGCTGCAGGAATTGTGCGACTCTTTAAAAAGTGAAGTAAACGCCCAAAAACAGCAATTAGACGATGCTAAAAGGTTAAGACGTTCGACAATTTTAACCATCGCCACCCGAACTGGAATCAAACAACCCAATGACTGGGACACATTCAATCATTTTATGTTGCACTCAAGCGTTGTAAAAAAATCATTGAATATCTGCAATTTAGACGAACTCGAATTAGTAATCAACCAATTTAGAGCCTTGGAGCATAGCAACGCTAAATCAGCACAAAAAGCAGGTACAAAGGCGTATTTTAATCAGTTTGGAATGCCGAACATAAATAATAATTAAGCGAAAAATGAAAACAGTAAAATTCATAAATGAAGAAGGACACGAAACGACTATCAGAACCGATTTTGTGCCAAAAGTAGGCGAACGCATCGAATTTAAAAAAGAAACCTACGACGTGATTCAATACACCACCGATTTTGATAACGAAATTATTATTATAGAAATTGAAAAATTAATCGAAATCAATGGCTAACCTAACATCAGCTAACGGCAATAAACCCAAAAAATGCGACCACAACAATTGCGTTATGCGAGTAATTAGTTCGGTAGTAACCTGTGAAACAACTGCCATATTTTGCCAAGATTGTGGAAAACAAATGTCTAAACCTAAAACCGATTGCAGGTGAGTAAAAAGGTAGAATATTATAATAAATTCTGGAACAAATTAGATCTAGAAATGAAACGAGATTTATTGCGAAAGTATTATCCAAATCCTCAAAATAAATGGTCAATTACTGAACAAATGAAAATTGAAATTTACAAGGAAGAAATATATAATAAGTTAAAACCGACTGCAAATGAAACCAATTAAACACTTATTGAAATGAAAGAAAAATTAGAATATTACAAAGATTGTGTTGGTCATTTTATGGACAAATACCAGTTAGAAACTGGAGTTAAATACAGTTTTGAGGGCAAAGACGGAAAGGCACTAAAAGCCATTTTAGTTAAAATTGAAAAGATAAAAGGCGACGGCGACACATTGGAACTTTTTAAACAAATAGTTGATAATTTGCCAAAATGGGACAAAGAAAACGGTTTTAGTTTAACGAGCATCAACAGCCGTTTTAACGTGATAATTTCAAACATAACCAAGCAAAAAAAGGTAAGCGATGGATTCAAAAAACAAATCATTAACGACATCTTCGGATAATGGTTTAACGGTTGCACAAAAGCAAGCCCTAACGAATTATTTGCCCGAAAACTTCCTGCCAAAAGTAAAAGCACTCACGACTATAAAACAAGTTTTAGAGCAAAAAACAAGTTCACTTGCAAAAATAAAAAAAGAGGTAGGCATCGTTAGAACCGAGGCATTGATAAAAGTTTATTTGATTCGGTTAAACGAGTTATTAGAATTAAAAAAGCCACTTTCGGAAGATGCAATAAATGAAATTGCCAGCATACTAACAACCGATTATTATAACCTTTCAATGATCGATGTTGTTTTTGTAACCAACCAAGCCATTAAAGGAAAGTATGGCGAAATGTTCGAGAGTTTGAATATTCCAAAAGTTTTAAAATGGTTTGAAACTTACTTTAATGACCGTTGCAACACAGCCGAACAAATGAGCAATGACGAAAGAAACAAACACAATTCACTTTTTGGACGTGAACGAAGTTCCGACAAAGTAAACGAGCAAAGAGAATTTTCAAAGCAATACACGATTAACAAAATTATTGAAAAGGCATAAATCTAAATAACAAATATAATTTTAAACAACTATAAAAATGAACAAAAAAGAAATTACAATCACAGCTCCAAACGGTCAAGTAATTGACTACAACGAAGCAAACGGAACAATCAACTTTGTTGCCGAACCGTTAGACATCAAAGAACGCATCAAAACTTTTGATGATGTCCTTTCTAAACTTCAAATTATCCCTAGAGATTTTGCACAACAATGTGATGGTTTATCAAAGGATGAAGTTGCTTATAGAAAGATTAAATTAATAGTCCAAGCATTCAACGAAGGTTGGACTCCAGACTGGACAAATAGTAACGAACGTAAATATGTGCTTTGGTTCGTAATGGGTTCTCCTTCGGGTGGCGGTTTTTCGTACTACGGCTACGATGATTGGCTCGCGACTTCGCGTGTCGGCTCCCGCCTTTGCTTTAAATCTTCGGACTTGGCAAAACACGCAGGAAATTTATTCCTAGACATTTACAAAGATTTTTTAACCCTTAATTCATAAACAATGTACACAGACATCAAAACATTTCAAGACGCTTGCACGGCTTTAAGCCTAGATGCAGAAACAATTATTCCAAACTTTGAATTCTTTCCAGAGTCCGACAGACAGGCAATGATTGACCACGCCAAGTTAGTAATAATTGCCAAAGCCATAAATGGCGATTGGTCACCCGATTGGGAAAACGGAGAGTGGGATAAATACTATCCTTGGTTCGTTATGGGTTCTCCTTCGGGTGGCGGTGTTTCGTACGACGGCTCCGTTGATTGGCGCACGGGTTCGGATGTCGGCTCCCGCCTTTGCTTTGAAAGTTCAGAAAAGGCAAAATATGCAGGAACTCAATTTTTAGACCTGTACAAAAGTTATTTTGTAAAAGCATAATAATGAGGGTTGTGTGATGTTGTTGCTGTAGTTCTCCTTCGGGTGGCGGTTTTTCGTACAACGACTACGATAATTGGAACACGAATTCGAATGTCAGCTCCCACCTATGTTAAGTTATTTTTATTACCATCACAGACCTTGCTATCAGAGCAAAAAAACACTATCAAAAGACGGTTGTTAGTATTCTAAATTAGTCAAGAAAGCGACCAGAAAAAGCAAAGGCATGAAACGATTAAACAATCTTTATTCTCAAATAATTGCTATTGAAAACCTCCAGTTAGCTGATGCCCACGCCCGAAAAGGCAAAGGGCATCAATATGGGGTTAAACTTCACGAAAAGAACCAGGACCAGAACATTCAACTTTTACACGAAATGCTTTTGAACAAATCCTACCAAACTTCACAATACACCACTTTCAAAGTTTTTGAACCAAAGGAGCGGCTAGTTTTTAGACTTCCTTACTTTCCCGATCGTATTACCCACCACGCTGTAATGAACGTTTTAGAGCCAATATTTACAAACTTATTCACGGCAGACACTTACAGTTGCATAAAAGGAAAAGGAATTCACGGTGCAGCTCGTGCCGTCAAAAAAGCATTAATTGACAAATCGAATACTAAATTTTGTTTGAAATTAGACATTAAAAAGTTTTATCCAAGTGTTGACCACGATGTTCTAAAACAATTATTGAGGCGTAAATTCAAGGACAATAACCTACTTTGGTTGCTAGATGAGATTATTGATAGTGCGGACGGTTTGCCTATCGGAAACTATTTGAGCCAATATTTCGCTAATTATTATCTAACATATTTCGACCATTGGATTAAGGAGGACAAAGCCATTAAATACTATTTCCGTTATGCCGATGACATCGTAATATTGTCGGATAACAAACAACAGTTACACCAAATTTTAGAGGCAATTAAAACCTATTTAAAAGATGATCTAAAACTAACAGTAAAACAAAACTACCAAGTATTCCCAGTCGAAGCTCGTGGGATTGATTTTGTAGGTTACAAGTTTTACCATACCCACACAATGCTTCGTAAAAGCATTAAAAAACGATTTGCAAAAGCAGTATCAAAAAATAAAAACAAAGCCACGATTGCCGCCTACAAAGGTTGGACAAAACATTGCAATTCAAAACACTTACTAAAAAAATTACTCCCAAATGAATAACTTTAAAAACTTTGGCATCAAGCCCGAATTATCGACTTTTACAGGCGATAAAATAAAAATAGATAGGGTTCTAAATGCCGAAATAACAGTTTTAGACTATAAAATAGAAGATTCCAAAGTAAAACTAGGCACAAAACTTTTAATACTTCAAATAGAAAAATCAGGCACCAAGCACGTCATATTTACTGGATCAACAATACTAATGCAAATGATTGGTAAGATTCCCAAAGAAAGTTTCCCGTTTATAACAACGATAATCAAAGACTCCGAACATTTGGAGTTTACTTAAAAATAAAAATTATGATACTAGGATTTAGCACCAAACTCAACGGAAAAGAAACTTTTTTTGTTGAAAAAATAATTTTAGGACTTTTATAAAAAAGTATAATAACTTATCGTGAGGCACAAATTGCTTTAAACATTCCATTTCCTCATACTATATTAGTTAATCCCAAACTTCACACACTACGAGATGATTTAAAAGATAGATGGCACGAAAGTATAATGATTGACTATTTCATTAATGTTAGGACTAAAAATATGTTTCGTTTCGCTCCACGAGTTCCAGTTGTTTCAACTCAAGAAGTTTTTATGACACATTACCATTCCGATATTATACAAATTACTATTGATGATAAAGAATTAGTAAGCTATGCCGAAAGGCTCAAGTTTGCAATCAATGACGGTTTTGATAATTGGGAAGACTTTTTTAAATTCTTTTATCCAAAAATAAAATCCGCACCAGAGGAATTATACAAACCAAAATTAATCCATTGGACTGATTTAAGGTATTAAATTTTAAGTAAGCTAATATTGAGCTAAAGTTAAACTATCACTACCGTGTTTGGTTTTAAGGAGTTAAATTCGCTCAACAAAAACAATAACCATGACATTTATTCAAGTTTTACAAAGCGAATTTTATTATTTAGTAGAAGCAATTGAGCACGGTTGTTCAGATGTAGAAGTAATCAAAAATTTGATTACTGAATTAAAAGCAAAAACAGGGTATCAATATGAATTATAAATAAAACAATGTTTAAATACTGCAAAAAATGTTTAAGGATGTGTTTATTCAAAAATGGTAAATGCACAATTTGTAAAAGGTAACCGCTCCAAGTGAGCGGTTTTTTTTGCGGTAAAAATCGAGTTGCATGACGTTTTTTTATGGTTTAATTTTGTAAAAAAAATAATCATGGATATAACAGAATTTTTCAATCAGTTAGATGATACAGCTCGCTCTAAAGAAATTGAGTAAAAAGCAAAAGAAGCAAAATCAAGAAGTGCTACCGAAATGGCTATAAATTTTGCAAACAAACTTTCAGAATTTGTAAAACCCTATGAATTAGAATTTGAAAAAAGAAACTGGAAGTGCGAAAAAAGAACGGGTAATTTACCTTATTGGTCACTTGATACTTTGGATCTAGAAAGAGCAACTGAAACACTACATAATTTATTTAGCCATTTAGTATAAACCAAAAACCACGTCCGAAAACGTGGTTTTTTTATACGGTAAAAATCGACTTGCACGGAATTATTTAAAGCAATAATTTTGGCACTATGGCAAATCGTAGAACTCAAGGGCAACAGCGTAACAAACTCCTACGCTACCGTGCTATATTAGAAACGTACTTACAGCATAAAACGGATGATATTCCGTTTGCAGTTGTTTGGCGTAAATATGTGTACCCAGTTCACTTTATTAGCATTGGTACTTTACGCAATATTATAGACACACCTATCAACAAACAACTAAAAGAAATTGACAATCAAACCTCGCTTTTTGATTAAACGTTTGTTGCCTCTACATAATAGGTTATAAAATATTCCTGCACACCATCGTCCCGAACACTTCTTTTTAAATCGTTGCGTAACATTCTACTACAATTCACATCGGGAGCAAATCCGTGTATTTTTTCATGTATTTTTTGTGCCAAATCCCAAATTAACCAAGCTTGGTCTTTTTGGGTTTGTGGGGCTTGCATACTGGTATTGGTTAATTTTAAGTTTGCTAATGTTAGTTTTACGGTTGCCTTTCCTAACTGTCTGTTTTGTGGAATGGCGTTTCTGTCAATGCCTAAATTAGAATAATTAACATCACTAATATCAATCAAACAACACGGCCATTTAACAGGCGGTTGGTACATGTTCAGTTGTCCCCAGTCTTCATCAATATATTTTAGTTCGGGTACTTCAGATAGCTTGTTTTGGATATTTTGTAAAACTTGTTTCATGGTTTAATGTTTTTTTTAAAATCTTCAATTAATTTTTTTGCGTTTCGGTTTACAATTACCTCTATTGCTTTTCTCAATTGTGGATGGTCGCCTATGAATTGTCGTTGTGGCATCTTAATATTTACACTTCGAGTGAAAGCCTTAATCTTTTGCTCTTTTCCTTTTACCGTTCTACTAAATGACCGCACGTTTTGAGTGGCTTTAATTGTGCCACCCTCATTATGTATTTTGGCATACGGCACATCAAAACTCCAAACAATAGTATTTCCGTTCCTTTTAGGTGTTTTTACACCACGTCTTAATCTACCAACACCCATTAAAATAGCCCGCCCATTAGAGCCGTTTTTACGCTCTTTCCATTTTGTACCAAAAAAACCTTGTTGTTCAAAATTTCTGTCAAACAACTCGGTTGCTTTTACTTCAATATCCTTTAAAGTTTTGTCCGTAAATTGTTGAAAATTCATATTACTTTATTTTGTCAATTGATTAACAACCGCCTTTGCTCCGATTACTTTACTATACGGATGGTTTGGCGGAAATATTACTTTGTCCTTTCCTGGATTAAATCTAAAAATTGCAAGTCGATTTATACCATCTTTACCTATTTGAGTAGTTGCTATATCTCCTTTTTCAATTGCTTTCTTGCTATCCGATTTTGGGTAATCCTCTGCCAAAACTTCAACCACAGTACAACGACATGGGCCAAATCCATTTGGCGGACAATAACTATCCCAAAACGGATCTGATTTTGGTAGTGTTGTATCTCGTAAAGCGTTATGACTTGCTCTAACTTTCTCATCACCTGCAGTACGATATTGCAAATTATAATCTGGTGAGTCTGAAAAATTATTCCATTTTTCTGCCATTTGTGCCGATGAGACCGCAAAGCCATATTCGGCATCTAAATACCTTTCATTATAAGTTTCATTAATTTTCAAAAAATCTTTTTTAAAAACTGCCAAAGGTTTTATTTTTTTATCGGCATCTAACAGCAACCTCGAGGCTTCCAAAAGTTGGGCGTGGGTTTTAAGTCCAGAAAACAAAAAAACATCATTTTGCAAGTTTTTTAACAACGCACCATCAACTACATTGTCAACTATCGTTTTATCAAAAACGGCATTTGTTTCATTGATTAAATTTTGATATTCCAAAGTGTTTTTTAAATCCTTTGGATGGTACTTTCCGTTTTCGTGCAACTTTTTAAACGCCTTTTCGGCAACCTTTAAAAGGTTTTTAAATCCTTTTGAAATAGATAAATTTAAAACCTCTTTTTGCGTTTTACAATCGGCACAATTGCAGTCATAAATAAAATTTAATCTATTGTGTAACGCCCCAAAATATTCAGGGCTTATACGAAAAAATCGCCGTCCAAGTTTAGTTTTTGAGTACTCGGTGTAGGCTGTGTTTTTTCTACTACTTCAAGACCGAATTTTTTAAGAATATAATCGGGCGTTATTGCATAGTTCCCAGTTCCCAAAAAGCCAATGGCACGCTCATATAATTGTTGTGTGTCTTCTTGCGGATCAAACTCATAATTTAGTTCGCCAGTTAGAAAACCAATATTAATAAGTCCGGGTATTATGGTGTCGTTCCAGTATTGCTCTGCTTGCTCCATATCCGATTGTACCAACTGCCAAAGCATATCCTGTGAACTTTGTTCTTTGCCCTTACTTCCGTTTTTAGTATCTTGACCGATAACCGCACCCGAAATTAACATAGAAATTTCATTGTTACAAAGCCCAATTAAGTTATTGTAAACATCGCCATTGGTTGCCACTCCTTTTGCCCACTCAAAGTTTTCTGTACTGTCGATAATAAACCAAGCGGCACTACCCATGTCACGCATCATTTGTTCCCCACGGCGTAGCATTGTTCCGTCCTGTGTATTGGTTTTCAAAACACGTGGCGGAATGCCGTATATTTCGCAAAGTTCACTCCAACAGGATTGAGCAAAACGTTTGAATAAAACGTGGCTCACGGCTTTGTTTAGCAATCCCAATTCATTAGAATTAAACTCTAAAATCCACGTTCCAAATTCGGGCATTTCACGATAAGCCGTTGTTTTGTCTTGCGTGTAATCTTTATAAAACAATCCTTTTTGAGGCACAACGTTGGTTCTTGGCAAAGTAGTAACAACAGGCACTAATTCGCCTTTTGTATTGGCTTCTAAACGCAATTCAACCAACGAATAGCCATAATACAAACTGTCTAAAATTGCCATTGTTAATTGGCGAAAAATAGGGCTGTTTTTTAGTTTAGTTGTTTGCTCCTCATCAACCTCTCCGTTTGGTTTTTTAAGCGAAAAACTCGATGTAAATAATTGCTGTTTTCGATTTTGAATTTGTGAAGTCAAAAGGGCATCGTTGCTTATTTCGTCAAAAAGCAACTGCAATTTATAATTTTTTGCATCTTCACTTTGAGCCATTCGGAGTGCCGTGTTCCAACTTTGTATGTCTTGACGGGTTCTACTTACTGCCTTACTATCATAAGGTAAAAAACGCTTTGTAGTATCGGCTTTTTTAGATTGTATGGCAAGGTTCTTTTTTTGATTATTACGCATAATTATTCGTGATTAAATTTTGTACGACTTCCAAAACGGAAAGGTTGTTTTTGAGTTGCTGGGTCGGTGTCGCTATCTACCAAAACAGGAAGATTAAGAGTAACCGTTCCTTTTGATATTCTACCCAGATAATCAATTGCCCGGTCGTAGCGTTCTTTGATATGCTCGTAGATTATATCGGGATTAGACAATTGGCAAACATACCATACGGCAACTGTTTTAACGTGTTGCATTATGAGTGCATTTCTGTTTTCGCCCTGTGCCGAAAAAATCAAATCCACATCATAACGAGGTCGTCCGTCCTGCCATTGTTTTAAATTGTTTGAAGTCAAATAACTTCTTACTTCTTGCTCAGCTGTGGCAATCGCAGTTAATGCAATATCATTGTTTTGCTCTGTAATTTGAGTTAATTGATAGTCATAAATGACTGAATTAAGTTCTTGAACGGTAATAAACATAATTATTTATTTAAGGGTTAAAACCTGTGGCTTGTTCGACTACCAAAGGAATATTGATTTTTTGAAATATGGGTTGCAACATTCACAACTGAAAATCCGCCATGTGTTGCATCGGGCCCATCATCGTGCGCTTGACTTCCTTTTTCAAATGCAAGGAACTGGTCGATTAATATTTGCATATCATTTTTTATAAAATCGGGTAACTCATCAGAATTAAAAAAAACATTCATTCTTTCAAAGTGTCCACATAAACTTTCAATACGGTCGTATTTATCGGCTTTACTTCTTTTGTCTGCCGTTACTGGAATATAGTATCCTCGTTTTTCGCCTTCGGCATCAAAATCAGAAACAAACTCGTCCATGGCAAAAAGTCCTTCAATCAGATAACGAATATTGAAATTTTGAAACCCGAAAGTTTCGTAAACATCATAAAGCCATTTAGCGGCATGGGCACGGCTTTTACGTTGCAGATAGCCCAGTATTATATGAAACTCTTTTCCAATTTTACCAACCAAAACAAGGGCTTTATAATCGGCATTTGCCTTATAACTTAAATCCCCATAAAAACATAAAGCGTCATACTGCTTTAATCCTTTATGAACATTCATTTTTTTGTGTTGGATATTTTCGTATTTGAAAATTGCCCCGTCTTCAATATGCACGTGCATATATTCACGCATAAAGGAACGGTACGGCATTGTTTCAAATTTTTTACGCCAGTAATCCGCACTTGTTTTTTCTATCCATTCGGGTTGAAAATCTTTAGTGTCTTTTACGGCACAAACCGTTAGAACCTCAAACTTAATATCGTTCTGTTCTTTACTTTCTTTCTGTTTTTTTATGACTTCTTTAAAGTAAATTTTAAGACGGTTCGTGATACTGTTTTTATTGAAATTATTGTTTGCATAAACAAAGCGTTCGGTGGCATCGTCATCGGAATCAAAACAACCCCAAATATCCTCGGTTATAAAGTCGATGGCCTCACGCATCATTCTATCATTGTTCACGTGGCGTTTGTCGTCCACATCATCTACGGCTATATAGTCTGGGCGTTCGGATTGCTCCCTTGCTCCACGTGGATTTTGACCAAAACCCAAACACATAAATTTTACACCATCGGAGGTTGTAAAGTCTCCATCTGCCCAGTTGCCCTGTTGGAACTTTTCGCCATAATCATTTTTTAAACGATTATTAAATTGCAATTGCCCTTGTATTCCAGATAATAAACGTTTTGACTTTGGTTCGGTTTCGCCAATCAAAAGCATAAATTTTAAATCGTGCATAACCAAATACAAAAACAAAGGAATCCCCATATCAATATGTACCGACTTACCTGCAGAACGAAACATCTCACCCAAAAAACGAAGCCGTTTATTATTGATTATAGTATTTGCCATTTTGGTATGAAACCAACCGCATTTCTTTTTGGCATAATTTGGAAAGTAATATTCAAACCATTTCACATAACTTTTTTCAAGTTCTTTTATTCTATCGGCTTTTTGTTTTGCCGTTTCGTGAATATCAATAGACGTGGCTTGAGCAATACGCAAACAATGTTTATCGTAATCCTGTAAAAGTTTTAAATATTTATTATTGGTACTCATTAGTTTTCAAGACTTATCCTGTGTTGTAAAAATTGTTTGTGAAACGGGGTGCATTTGGTGGCAAAATCCGCATCAATTTGAGATATGAATAAATCCAAATCTTTAAGGATTTTATGCACCACAATAGGATCGGAATTTTTATCGCATTTATCCAATGCCGACATTAGTTTAGAGATACCATCGGCGGGAAGTTTTGGAGTGCCTCCACTGGTTACGTTTAACAGTTCCTGTTGTAGTAACTGTTTTATTTTGGTTGGCGATGCGTGAAAATTATATCGTTTCTCATCCCAATCATGTTTTTTTGCCCACTCTCCAATTGTAGCCGGGCGAACGCCGTACAATTCCGAAACTTCTGCATTTGTTGCCTCAAAGTTTTCTATATAATAAGCCTCCGCTTTTTGCCGAGTTGCATCTTTTGACCTTGCCATTTCTATGATTTTATATAGCAAAAGTAAATCTATTATATGAGTTTCAAAAAATACCAACTAGCGTTTGGTAGCATCAATTAAAACATTGATTGAAAGTGTTTAAGGATTGAACACTTATTTTTTTTAGACAAAAAATCGCCTAAAATTTGCCCTATCAAAATGAAAAAATAGTAAATCAAGTTATGCCAAAACCTTTTGTTTTTAACGACCAAAACCAAACCAATAGTTATGGATTTAGAATCCTTACTGCAGGTATTAGTTTAAAGCGATTTAATAAGAACCCAATGATGTTAAACCAACATTGGAACTCTACGGAATCGGTACTGGGTAAATGGACAAACATTAGAGTCGAAAACGATTTGCTTTTAGGAGAGCCAGTTTTTGACATTGAAGATGCGGACGCATTAAAAGTGTCGGGAAAAGTAGAGCGTGAATTTATTAACTCGTGTTCGATGGGCATCACTTTTAATCGTGATGACCTAAAAATTATCGGTACTGAACTGGTAATGGAAAAATGCGAAATATATGAGTGCTCCATTGTTGCCGTACCATCAAATGCCAATTCAATACGCCTTTATACTGAAAGTGGAACGCTTCTAAAAGATGACGAAGTAAAACAACTGTGTTTATCGTTACAACCCGAAGTTTTGGAAAATCAAGAATTACAACTTAATCCAATTAATATGAAAAAAATCTTGTTATCAGTTACCTCACTTTTGGCACTAAAATTTGATAAGTCAACTCCCGAAGTGGATGTCGAAAAAGTCGAAGCGGCTATTTTGACTTTGTCAAATGAAAACGCAACACTAAAAGCTAAAGTGTTGGCACTTGAAGCCGAAAAGGATTCGGCACAGGAAACGGAAATTACCGAAATGGTAAACCTTGCTATTACGGAGGGCAGAATTCCTGCCACCAAAAAAGAAGATTTTGTAAACCTTGCTAAAGTCAACTTTGACCTTGCAAAAACTACAATTGAGGCAATTCCTGTGAAAAGAACACTTTCTAACGATGTAAGCAATCCAACGGGTTCTACAGAAATGACAAAAGAGGCTTTTCAAAAATTAAGCCACACAGCACAATTGGAATTCAAAAACAATAATGCTGATGAGTACATAAAATTGTTTAACGTAAAATAAAAATAGATGCCACAAAACATGCCAGAGGTTTGGTTGGATAGAGTTATTAATAACTTGACTACGGCAGACCAAGCCCCATTCCTTGACGGAATTGCCGAAATGGATGTAGATGTTTCTCAAATGGGCGAAGGTACCATTACAGAGAGTAACATTATCCACGTGCCAACGAGTGAATTTGCACCCGATATTTTGATTAATAACTCAACTTATCCTATTGCTTTACAAGCATACACGGACGATGCGGTTACTATTCAATTGGATAAATTCCAAACCAAAGTGGTAACACTTACTGACGACCAAGTTATGGGTGCGTCTTATGACAGAATCGACAATGCTACTCGTAAAACAGTGCAAAAATTGACTTCTGAAAAATTCTCAAAAGCAATCCACGCTATTGCTCCGACTGAAAACACTGCCAAAACTCCTGTTATTACAGCAACTGGTGGCGGAGGTGCAACTCCATTAACTGATCCTACTGGACGTTTGCGTTTGGTTTACGAAGATTTGGTGGCTTTGAAAGGTCGTTTTGATAAAATCAAAGGTTGCCCGGTTGTGGGGAGACGTATTGTATTATGTGTTGACCACTACAACGATTTGTTGTTGGATAGAAAAAACTTTGGTGACCAATTGGTAAATTATAAAGCGGGTACAACTGCCCCAATAATTGCAGCTTTCGAGATTTTCCAATACGAAAATATGCCCGCTTATGCAGCAGGCGTAAAAAAAGCATACGGAACTATTCCAGTTGCTACGGACAAAACGGCATCAGTTGCTTTCTTGGTAGATAACATTGCGAAAAAAACAGGAAATACCAAACAGTATTTTACTGCCGCAAAAGATAACCCAACAACGCAAACAAATCAATTGGCTTACCGTCACTACTTTATTGCAGTGCCTTTCCAAGCCACTATGATTGGAGCAATTTTATAGTAATAAAATAACTCTCGTTTATTGATGAGAGCCATTTAATAAAATCTTTCAAATGCAAGAATTGATAACTTTTATAATGGACTTCCTTAAAAAATTCAGCCCTTATATTATTGGCGGAGCAATAGGTTCTGTTATACATAGAATGCGTACAGAAATGAGTTTTACTACTTTCTTAAAGTCAGTTGTAATGTCGATTTTCATTTCAATTTGTGTAGGCATAGTTTGTAAAGACTACCTAAATATTTTGAATGAAAATATAATTTTTGTTTTCTGTGGAATATCTGGAACGTTCAGTAAAATAATTTTAGATGAATTGGAACAACTCGTAAAACTTGGATTTTCTTACGCAAAAAATAAAATTAAAAAACAAGAATAACGCATGACACCACTAACCGATAAAGCCTTAAAAATAGCCCAAAGCCAAATAGGCAAACAAGAACTTCCAAAGGGAAGCAACGCAGGAACTGACGTTGAAAAATATTTAAAAAGTGTGGGACTGGGCAAAGGGTATTCGTGGTGTATGGCGTTTGTTTATTGGTGTGTTTTAGAAGCCTCAATTCAATTGACCACAAACAATCCGTTAAAGAAAACGGGAGGTGTTTTGGCACAATGGAATACGATTGATGCCAAATATAAGAAAGTAGAACCACAGCAAGGCGATATTTTCATTATGGATTTTGGCAAAGGTCAAGGGCATACAGGATTTGTATTTAAAGTGCTACCAAACGGAACAATTCAGACCATAGAAGGCAATACCAATGATGACGGAAGTCGGGAGGGTTACAAGGTTTGTAATCGAATCCGAAACGTTAAAACCATCAAAGGATTTATAAGAATTTAAAACCCATTTAAACAATGAAAAAGTTATTTAGTCTGTTGTTTTTATTTGTTGTTTTGGTTGGAACATTAGTTGGTTGTAAAACCGCTAATGTTCTCCCACCAACAATAATTGAAAAAAACAACACCATCACCAAAAAAGAAGTGGTTCACGACACCATTTTTGAAACCCAAAAAGATAGTAGCTATTATAAGGCATGGCTTGATTGTCAAGACGGCAAAGTAGTCTTTAAGACAAATATTGATAGTCAAAAGCCGAAAGTAGAAACTAAAAAAGGCAACTACTTACAACCTCCAAAGGTCAATTTAAAAGATAATATTTTAACCGTTGATTGTGAAGCCGAAGCCCAAAAAATGTATGCCAAATGGAAAGATACTTATATACTTGAAAGTCGGCAAAGCAATACATCAAAACCAGTATTAGTTGAAAGGCAACTCACTTGGTGGCAAAAATTCCAAATATGGTGCGGCAGGATTTTTTTAGTGATAACACTTTTTTCAGTCGTCAAATTTTTAATCAAATTTTATAAACCAATTTAGTTATGAAAAACCCAGTTTTTGAAGCAAACCCAAGTTTGGATTGCTATTTTGAAACGGCAGACGGAACCGCATTTTTTACAGAAAATGCGGCTAACAATCACGCCAAAACCTTAAAGGATAAAACGGTAAAAGCCGTTCACAATACCAATACGTCAGCCGATGACAATACTAATACCGACACTGAATTAGAGGCAAAAGTTAAAGAACTTGAAAGCACTGAACTTGTAAAAGAAAATTACAAAGTTTTAAAGGATTTGGTTAAGTATTTCCAAATCGACACAGTCGACCAAAAAGCGGAAACGCTTATTGTAGCCTTGACGGAATACAAACTTAAATTACAAGCGTAATCTATGAATACTGTAAAATTTAATCGACAAGGTGGCGGTTTGGGCAAAAGATTGCCGGGCGAAGACCATATCACAGGTTTGGTTGTTTATGGACAAGCAATTTTAGATAAAGTCTTGCTTATCGAAGCCGAACAATTAGACGCTCTCGGTGTAACTGTGGCCTCGCATCCAGTTTTACACTATCACGTTTCGGAATACTTTCGAGTTAATCCAGGATCACAATTGTATTTGATTTCAAACCCTTTGAATGATGGACAATTTATTGCAGTAAAACAACTGCAACAATTTGCAGAAGGCAAAATAAGACAAATCGGGATACTTGATTTAGTGACGGTTTTTGCTGACTTAACAACCGTTTTGGCGACTATCAATACAAGATTACTTGAATTGGCTCTCACTAATATGCCGTGTAGTGGTGTATATTCTATTCAAAGCATTACGCCTGCTAATCTTTTAGCATTACCAAATTTACACACTTTGAACTGCGAACGTTTAAGCGTTTGTATTGGTCAAGATGGTGCAGGTCGAGGCAACTATGTTTCGGGAATAGTAGGCATAAAAGTTGGAATTATTGGGGCTTGTTTGGGAGCAATCTCAAAAGCAATGGTTCACGAAAGCATTGGTTGGGTTGAAAAACAAAACCTTGTTACTGGGACTTATCCAAAAGCATTGACTGGCAATGCCGTTGTATCTCGTGAATTGGATGTAGTATCGTTTGTTGATGGTTCACTTTTGGGCGATTTCACACCCGCACAAATTCAATCTATTAACGATAAAGGTTACTTATTTCCAATTAAACATATTGGCTACACAGGGACTTTTTTTAATGATAGTTTT